GCCAGTGGCGCTGAAGTTTGCGGGCACCAATGTGACTTGCGTCAGGGCCGTTGTGCCAAGGAGGTCGCCGACGAAGAGCGCGCCGCCGTCGCTGTTGCAGATGCAGTTCAGGTTCGGCGCGACTTGCGCGACGATCTGGTTGCCGTTCGTCGTGTCGTACGCCGTGGCGAACTGCCACATGTTTGCGTCGGCCGTGGTGAAGCCCGACGAGGGCGTGCGGTCGGTGATGACGCTCGTGTTGTACGTGGCGTCGATGAAGAAGCGCTCAAGGCGGTCGGACGAGCCTGCGTGGACGTATGTCAGCAAGTCCTGCGTGTACTCGGTGAGCGCACGCGGCAGGCCGCGCAGGAACTTGTTGATCGAGCGATAGCCGCCGATCTTACGCGGCAGCCCACGCTGGAAGCGGACCCACTGGCCGTCAACGTACTGGTCGCCCTCGAACCTCGTCCCGTCCCGCTTGATGCCGGGCAGCGACTTTATCTGTACAATCTGTTCAGGCATTAGCTTTTCACACTCAGTACGAGGATTAACTGTTGCACTTTATCGTCTGTAGCGGCCGTGTCACAAGTGCCGTCTGCGTTAAACACAGCGGGCACCTCAAAATAGGTGCCGTCCTCGAGCGTACCCTTGGCGTACCATTCAGCTTCGTTTGCTGGGTAGAAGATTGTTATGCCCATGTGACTACCTTTGTGGCTCCGACAGTGGTGCCAAACGAGTTAGAAGCCCCGAACCAAGTCCACGTCGTTTTAGTACCGTCATTAGAGTAAGTAGCGTCTGCGCGGTTAAGTGTAGTGCCCGCAACAGTCATTGTGGCCCACCCAGAGTTAGGCGCGCTACCAACAACTTGGAAGTTAATCCACTGGGTGGGAGTGGTGTAGACTTCGACGTACTTCAGGTCATTAATCAAAAACCCCGTGCCGCTCCACGTAGACGGCGAAACAGAACCAATAAATCCGGCCTCATAACCCCAGTACCGAAACGAGAAGCTGGGGTCAGGGTCGTAGTACGTCCCTACTGTTACGGTAGCCGACCCTGCGTATACCATCCCGCCACTTCCAACCAGTGCACACATAATCCCAGTCATTAGCTGAGACCCGCGCCGGTGACCACCCAAGTCGTTGAGGATACTTTGGTGCACGTTGCCAAACCATATTGCGCAAGTGTGCGAGTTCCTGTGTTGGCAGTTCCAGCTTGGCGCAGTGTGTCTGACGTGATGCTGATCGTCTGGCTGCTGCCGCTGTCGTTATACAGGGCGATGGCTGTACCGATGGGGAAGGCTACCGAACCGTTAGCCGGAATGACCCAGCCACCGGTCGTGTTAGCAACCTGCTTGCCTGCGTCAGACAACGCCAGCGTGTACGCACCGGTCTGGCTGTTCTGCGGCAGGCCGCGATAGCCGAGTGTGCCCGCCGCTATCGTACCAGTGGCCGTGATCGTCACGTCTTGGTCGAGGGCAGTGATGTCGGTGTTCGCGCCAGCGGCTGCCGCGCCGAGGTTAGTCAACGCGCCGCCTGCCGTCGTCGCGCCTGTGCCGCCCTGTGCGACAGTCAGCGCCGTTGTGAGGCCCGTGATCGACGTGATGTCGGAGTTCGCGCCAGAGGCTGCGGCAGATATAGTGCCCCGAGCGCTCGCCGCCGTTGCGGCGGTAAACAGCGCCGAGCCGATACCCGTTGCGCCGAGGTTGGTACGCGCGCCTGACGCGGTAGTCGCGCCTGTTCCGCCCTGCGTTACAGGTAGGATACCCGCGAAGGCCGCCGAGGTGGTCGCCGATATGATTTCCGTGCCGTCGCAGTACAGGATGGCCGTTGCACCCTGAGTGACCAAAGTGGCTGTGCCGCTGGCGGTCTTGACGCCAAGCGTGAACGCGCCGGTCGTGGCGTTGTTGACCCAGTATTGCTGCACCGTCGCGGGCACGACGATTTCAGCGTTGGAGGCCAATGTGCCTGTGAACTTGTACGCGATGCGGTTCAGCTCAGAGCCAGCGAGCGTGTACGTGCCGCCAGTGACGGCGATGGTCGTGTAGTCGAAGGCGAAGACCGCCTGCTGGCCGAGGCCGATGGTGTACCACTGCACGCCGTCGCTTACGATCACGGCGCTGTCGCCCGGCTGCAAGCGCAGCGTGGACGCCGCGTTGATAAGCTCAGTGCCAGACGGGTCGATGGTCAGGTCACCTTGGCCGCCGTTACGGATCTGCACGAACCAGCCGTCGCCAGCGGAGACAGCAGTCGGCAGGTTAAATGTGCCGAGGCCGCCGGTCCAGACAAAGATCTTAGCGCGGTCAGCGGTCGTTGAATTGTATGGCGTGATGGAGAAGTCAGCGACGTCGTAGTTCTGGGCGAGTGTCGACCCGTCCGCGATTAAGCCAGCGCCAGCCAGCGCGGCGGCTTGGGCCTGCGCCACGGCAGCGCCGTAGCGGAACGTGCGCCACGTGCCGCCGACAGTCGTGTTGTTGATGAGGTAGCACTGCCACTGCTGGCCTGCCTCTATGGTCAGAATTGCGGCACCAGAGGCGCTGTTGACGTTGATCGTGCTGGGGCCGAGGTTGTTGAACAGGATCGTCTGGCCGACACCCACTTCGGTCGCGTCCGGCATTGTTATGGTGTACGCGCCCGTCGGTGTGACGTCGATGATGCGCGCGACGATGTTGTTGCCGGTGGTGGCCTCAAGCGGCCACTGAAGTGTGGTGTTCCCTGTTAACGCAAGCGCGAGGTAGGATACGTCTGAGGGGTATATCGTCGTACCGCCGAAGACCTGTGTAAATGACGTGGACATTATTACGCCTCCTTGCGCACGGCGGATCGGTCTAGAATTTTGGCGAGGTCTTCGCCGTTCAACATTGCCGCCGCACGGTCGTACATGCTCTGCCAAACTGGGATGCGTTCGTCGTTCTTGAGGAACGGCGTCGCCTCAACCAGCGTGCCATAAAGCAGGAGCTGCGGGGCGTATTCGGTAATCCAGTTCGTCTGCACGCTCTCGTCGAGCAATGGCGGCAGTTCGTAATACAAGATCTCGAACGGGTAGTCGGCGTCCGGTGTCGGGGCCAGCAACCAGTGGCTGTAGTCATAGTCGCTGTAAAAGAGAGGCTCGTCCGTCTCTACGGCGTTCGGCCAGTAGGACCGCAGGTATTCGTACACGCGGGCGAACAGGACTTTACGGGTGTTGTTCCCCGTACCAGTGCCGATGCTCATCGACACCGTGTCGCGCCAGCGGTCGGGCTTGGGGTATACAGACTGGCCGCTGGAGAGCGTGCCGGTCACCACGTTGATGAAGCCCTCGATCTTAAGCTCGCGGGCGATGCGACGCTCGGCGAGATTGATTAGACGAGGGATTTGCTCAAAGACAATAGGGTCTGACGCAAGCGTGTTGCCGCGCTCAAGATAGCGCTGCACATCTTGTTTCAACGTCGTGAATGTCATCGTAGTGGCCATAACGCGCCCCTATAGCAGATTTAACGCATATTAACAGCCTTCGCCGCGACTGTCGAAGATATTGTTTACCCAGCGAGGTATTGGGAAAGCAGTGTCGCGCCCGTAGCAATCGTGGCAAGCACGGCCGCAGCTTTGGCCTTCCAACCGAGGGCGGGCTTCGCTCCGCCGTCCATCGGCAGGATTTTGCCAACGGCTTTCTTGAGGATTGCCTTCTCGGCTTCCTTCTGGATGAGTTTCTTCAGATTAACCATAATCGTTCTCCTTAGAGCCAAGCAGCATACTTCTTGGTTTTCTGTTTGCGGTCGTCGAGGCCGTGTGTGCCCCCGTTGATACGCTTCGTCAGTGCGAGGATCGCGGCGTCGTTGATGCCCTGATCGCAGATCGACCACAGCTTGTTTGCGTCGAAGAACCACAGGGCGCTTTCAAAGCCCAGTTCGGTAGAAACGAGGTCTGGGTTGTCCAACACCTCTTGTTCGCGGCCAATGTACCGGCCGAATGCGCGGTAGTTGTTCTTGCCCGTGAGTTGGAGGGGGCCTCGACCTTTGTATGCGAAACCGTCGCCAGACGCTTCGTCGCCATTGCCCATGCGGTTGGCGTATGCCCGATTAGCAATCTTTTTTGGCTGGCGTTCATACGCCTTAGCAATCGC